ACCAGTCTGCGTTTGGGTTCATTACAAACCGCACTGATTCCTGGATTAGAAAACATTGGTTTTAAACTACATTACCTATTATTTTATAAGCATGAGAGTAGCGAAGGCACTTCCACGTTTGCGGAAAATATCGAGCAGCATTTACACAAATTGCTCAGGAATCACGAAGGATATAAAAATATGGTGATTCATTTCCCCAGCAACAACCCTTCTGAATGGTATTTGCCCGATTCGCAAAAAAACGCATACATTGATTTTTTCCAGTTCGTTCTCGACTTTATAAGTGTACAAACTCCAGCACCCGAACAAGGATACCATTTTTTCGTTGCAAACAAAAAAAATACTCGCGAGTTCAAAACAAAGTTTTTGAAAGAGAGCACTAGGCAAGAAGTGTTACAGTATCGAAGGGATCATGTCAAGGTGAAAGAAGGCATCATGATTCAGAGAAAACTCACGCAAAAACAGAACCTCTTCAAAAAAGGTAGCAAGGCATATTTCATCGAGAAGTTGGTAAAACCAACTGGTCGTGTATTGAGCGACAACTACGATATAGTGGAAATCTATTATCATAAAGGGAAAACCAATTCGATACGATTGCACGGAAATTATTATGCCAGGATTCGGATTCGTAAGCAGGATACTGATACTACCAAGACAAAGGGGACCAAAAATGCCAAAAATGCCAAAAATGCCAAGACATTCGACGATATAAAATCATACATACAGTTATCGTATAGCGAAAAGGTGGGCGATGAGACATATTATTGGTCGCATGTTTTTAATGTGTTAGAAAAGATGAGAGAAATTGGAACGTTGGAACCTGCCGGATTATTGACCAATTATAATCATTATTTTACCCAACCGGTTCTAGAAGCAAAACGGATTGTTTCTGCGTTCTCTAATAAAGATGTGACATTGAAAAGATCTCAAGTTAATTGGATTGTAGGGCGACACGTCAGGGATAAGGATGATGGACTTTATATTGCGACGTCTGTTTCAGAGACCAACGCTGGGAAAATCAAAGATATTGTGTTTGCACCGGTTGATCCTAATACGATGCTTCGGAAAGCAGGGGCGAAAGAAATAACAGCCAATGTAGTTGTTGCGGTGACACTTGCGATTGAATATCATGAAAACAAAGTGGCCTCTTATGTTATCGACGAGGAATACGAATTAGAAGAGGACCAAACTAAGTATAAAATGTATGATTTCATCTTGTTTAATAAGAACTATTTCAAAGATTTTGAAACGGAACAACCGATCCAGGATGAATTTATCGGCATCATATTACAAAATTATGACAAGTTCGACAAACAAACAGAGAAATACACAAATTATTACGATGTCTTGTTTGAAGACGAGTTGTGGCGGTTAGAGACCGATTCTGTTGATAAAAATTCCGAACCACTTGTGGACGTAAAAAAGAAGAAAAAATTCGTGTCCAAACTGAAGAATGAACGCAATCTCATTTCCAAGGTAATAAAGGAGTTGGGGTTAAACACGGAAATCACACGGATGACTACACGGAGCACGACCGCCAAAGCGAAACCGAAGTCCAATGTGAAACAAAAGGCAAAGGCAAAGGCACCTAGACAAGGAACACGAAAATCGGCCCGGAAACAAAATACCAGTATGAAATTACGGTCACAGAACCCGTAATGAAGTCATAATAACTACAGGATATCATAGTTATTATGAGACAAACTAAATTCGTTATTAACGACTAACGAAGACGAAGGACGAGGTGAAGCGTTGCCTCCTTTTGGATATTATAGTCCGAAAGCGTCCTTCCGTCCTCAAGCTGTTTTCCCGCAAAAATGAGGCGCTGTTGGTCGGGCGGAATACCCTCCTTGTCTTGAACCTTCTGTTTCACGTTTTCAATGGTATCCGATGCCTCGACGTCGAGCGTGATGGTCTTTCCGGTAAGCGTCTTGATGAAGATTTGCATATGCTTGTATATAAGTGTGTATATTTAAGTTGTATCCATATATCATATTTTTGATGGAAAAATATCATTGATTATATGTTGTGTTTACTCCGCCAACTCAGGGTATTTATTCTTGAGTTTCTCTTGGAATCTCTCCAGTTCGTCTTGAATAGACGAGCCTGCTTTGAGTTTCATGTTGAGTCCGTAGCGCCGGTCGTCGAGGCGGCACTCATACACAAGGTGCGGTGCGCCACGCATTTGGTTGATGCGGTAGTATTGCGGCAGCTTATTGGGTTCCTCCTCATTAACTATGTCGTTCTCCAAGTTGTGTAGTTTCTGTTTGATCTCCTCCAACTTGTTAGTGAGGGAGACCTTGCGCGATTTGGAACTCATAATAGGTTTGTCCAACTTAGGGTGACTTTCGATTTTGAAGAACTCGCGGGTGAGATTTTTCTCCTTGTTGTAGACTTCGTGATAATAAACGACGTATTTGGGGAGCATCGCTTGCGTCAATCCGTCTGGAAGTGGATTTGCGTTGTATTTACGGGACCGCTTATTAGTGTTGGCATTTTGTTCGCTCTGCGTGGCAAATCGCAGATTTGAGCGACGATTGTCCAACTTGTCACGATTGATGTGGTCGATCGAGAATTTTTTGTCGATGAGTTTATCATCATTTGGATATTGATTTTTCATGACGAACCGGTGAAGGTAATGAGTTTTGATGTCCACGACACTCGTAACGTAACCCAGTGCTTTATATAATGTCCAACATTTTCGATGTGATTGTGTCTTAATCAACGCTGCGTCTTCACATGAGAGCTTCGTGAATACATCGTTCTCTGAATTGCAACTCATCTGATATTACCGTTCTTTGGTATCGCAATTCTCGATTAAATATAAATAATTGCGTATTTGTCCAGCATATTTTCCAGCACTAATTTCCAATCCGTTATCAATCTCGACGATTGTTTCATTTTTTGAACATACTGGAGCACAAATAGTTGGTTTGTCTACACAAACCGTCTCTTCCTTGTCCATATCGAATGTTTCACAAGCACAGAACATATTATGTTCTACTTCATTATATGTTCTTGAAATCAATTTTTTTTAATAATAATTTTAAGAAGGTTTATCCCCCCATCTGTTACTTAGTTCGAATACGCAAGTCCGCCCATTCCCGACATAACGCGAAGGACGTTGTAGTTGGTGGCGTACACGCGGACCTTGGCGGTCTTGGTGCTCTCGACGGTGGCGTTCGACAGGACGAGCTGAAGAGTCGCGTTGTCGATGCGCGAGAAATTGCAGGTGCCCGACGGCTGGTGCTCCTCCGGGCGAAGCGCGAACGAGTAGACGTTGATGCCGGTGTCCGGGGCACGGGTGTGGAACTGGTACGGCTGGACGAGGTCGAAGTAGGTGCCCTCACGCTCCGAAAAGCGGTCCTGGCCGTTGAGCTGCAGCTTGGCGGTGACGACCGGGTTCTCGCCCCAGCAGTGCATGTCAAGCGCGGTCTCGGCAAGCACGAAGGTGCCGGCATCCGAGAGGGTCGAGCCATCAACTGGAACGCCATCAACGCCGAAGTCGGCGTGGGGTGTGTTGACGGTGCTGGCGCTGACAAGGTCATCAGCACCTTGGTCCTGGAAGAGACCCGATGTACCAATGAAGCCATTCGAACCCTTAAGGGAATTCGGACCACCGAAGGCGTGGATAGCATTCGGGAGCGCATCGATCGAATCGGTGTAGTTGAACGGCTGAGCACCGAGGGTGCTCTTGAGGAGAGTATCCGAAGTCTCAAGGGACGCGCAGTAGTCGACGTTCGCGTCCGGCTGGGCAACGAAGACGAGCTCCTTGCACGGGTGGTTGAAGTTGAGTTTGATCTTGTTCGAGGACGAACCGACCGACTCATCGCCAGTGAACTGGAGCTGCTCAATCAGGTACTCGTGCGGGTTCTGCGCCATGCGGCGACGCTCGTCGGTGTCCAGGAACACGTAGTCGACGTAGAGCGACGCGGCAACAAGCGACTGCTGGTAGGCATTGGATACCTTAGCAGAAGTGCCGGCAAGACTGCTGACGGCCCAGAGGCACTCATCAATCGGGCGAAGATCGAGGTTGATCTTGACCTCGTGGTACTGGAGGGCAATGAGCGGAAGGGCAAGACCCGGGTTGCGGCAGTACCAGAACTGGAGCGGCACGTAGAGGGTCGTCTCCGGAAGGGTGTTGCGCGGGGCGCACACGTTGGTTGGGACGGTGCCGTTAGAATCATTGTTGCACGGGCCATCAACATCGGCAAATGCCGGGTCGGTGATGTAGGTGAGCTGGGTGGTGTTGCCAACCATCTTGTAGTAGCCACGCTCCTGCTCCTTGGAAAGGGTGAGCTGGTTCCAGATGTGCATCCAGTCGCCGTACTGGCGGTCGATGCGCTGGCCACCAATCTCGACCTCGACCTGCGAGATCATCTGCTCACCCGGGAAATCTAACCAGCGAGCGAAGACATTAGAGCCTGAGCCTGAATTTTTGAGGTCCTGGCCAATCTCCGGAAGAGTGACCTGAAGGTAGGTGCGGTACGCGAGGTCACCGTTGCGGCTGATGGTGCAGGTGACACGGCGGCCGAAATCGGCCTGGCCGTTGAAGGTCTGCTCGATCGACTCCATCGCGAAGTTGGTGTGGCGACGGTAGGTCACCTTCCAGAAGGTGATCTGCGGGTTGCCGGTAAGGTAAACGTCCTGAGCGCCGTAGGCTACGAGTTGCATTAATCCACCTCCCATTGTTATAATATTGCTAAAGAAAAAAAAATTACGAAAAAGATTTAATTAATGATTAAAAATACTATTAATCATTAAAACATCGTTGAAATATCAAAAAATACTATGGAAATACTCCGAAATACTCCATAAATATCGTGTATTGATTGTCGGTGCTAATTGTCGATGCTAATTGTCGATGCTATTCTTAATTTTGTTTATGTCCATGTTTTTCTCAATAAACGATTTCACATAGGTGTCAAGGTAAATTTCCTTCTTACCCTGATGT